CGCTGGCCTGGTGGACCGCAGCGCCGTTGTGGAGCTGGGTCCGCGTCGCACCGAGGCCGAGAACTGGGTCCGCACGAGCGGCTCCAAGCTCACCTACCAGCAGGCGCTGGGCTACTTCCCTCGCCTCCAGCAGGAGCGCTACCGATGACGCCGCATCACCCGGCTCACGCCGTGAAGCACACCAAGACGATCGTCGGCCTCAGCGAGGCTGAGACGCTCCAGGTGATGGACGTGATGAACACGCTGACGCCTGGTGGCGTGCGATGGAAAGAGCTGCGCGGCGACCACTGGCGCATGCTGGCGCGCAAGGCGAAGCGCCTCCACCAGGTGCACCAGGCCCAGCTGCGAGAGCAACGGTGAGAACGTTCTGGGACGAGCTGGCCGAGCGCTGCCTGCTCAGTCGCGCCTACCTGAAGCGCTGCGTTTACCTCCTGGGCTATGGAGGCTCCGTCGACCCGTGGCTCGACCACATCGTGGTCACCGAGATGGACGCGCTGATCAAGGAACGAGGGTGGAAGCGGTGAGCGCTCGCCAGGCAACGACCAGCACGAAGGCGCCCACGCTGGAGGCGCAGCTTTACTGGGCAAAGCATGAGCTCGCCATCCTGCGCGCCAGGAAGCGCGTGTACGCCGAGATCAAGGAACAGCTCACCGGCAAGGACGCCACCGCGCTTCAGCAGTGGAAGGCCGAGGTGGAGCGTCTCGAGAAGCTCGTGGGGAAGCAATGACTGATTGGGTCAACATCGCCCAGCGCGGATACCTCGTGCTGGTGCCAGGAGGACGACATGTTCACGAACACGATCGGCAACGCGGCGCTCCTGGGCCTGGTGCTCTTGTGCGTGCTGGCGATCTGCCAGCCTGTTCCGCCAACGAGGTATTGAGCCATGGCCAAAGCGCGCTGCACCCACCTGAGGGCGCTGCCTGACGCAGACGGCAAGGTGAGGGTCCGCAAGGATCGCTCCTACGCCTGCTGCGCTCCGGTGCCGACGGAGCTGCTGAACTACCTGCCCAAGAGCGTGACGAAGGGCTATGACTTCGAGTGGCCACCGAGGCGCTTCCACGTGAGCGTGGAGACCTGCGCTGGCTGTCCGCTCTACCTGGCAGCGCCCAGCGCCGACCACGTGCCCGAGCTGACGGACGCCCTAACGCCCAGGAAGCTGCGAGGCCGAACATGAGCCTCATGGAGCTGGCTGGACTGCTCACCACGTTCGTGGGCGTAGCGGCGATTGCCTGGCACCGATGACAGCGCGCCGCACCAACAAGGAGCTGCTGAACGCCCTGCGCTCGGAGGTGTGGATGCGCATGCGCCAGGGCGAGGACCTGACGCTGCTCGCCGAGCTCTTCCGCGACCTGGCTGACCGGCTCTGCCCTGTGCCACCACCGCGCGAGTATTGCGTGGACGCGGCGAGCACGCCACCGGTCAGGCTGATGGACGCGCGCGACGCTCCGGACTTCGACACCGACCCTGGCAGCATCGTGCCGCCTGAGGTACGTGCGCCTGCGGCGCGCGCCAAGAGGCGCTCTAAAAGCAAGCCGAAGGAAGAGGAGCTGTTCTGATGGCCAGGCTCTCACCGCTCGAAGCCGAGAAGCTCTCATCCTTGATTGGCATCCACGCGCAAGCAGCCATGGACGCGGGTGAAGCGAAGGGCTGCGTGGACCAGGCCGAGAAGGACGCCACGCTCGAAACCGCGCACGCTGCGCTGTGCGCATACCTGACGGAGCTGCAATCATGATCACGGCCTGCCGATATACGCTCGACGACCGCTCCAGCCCATACTTCTGGGGAGCGCTCCTGGGCTTCAGCTGCGAGCTGGAGCGCGCCGGAGAGCTCGCCAAGGGAGGTGTGGTCGCGATCGTGGCCGACACCGTCGGCAAGCTCCACGCGCTGCCGCTCGACCAGGTGGAGCTCGACAGCGCCGTTATCAGCGGCGTCACCGCTGGGCGGAATGCGCCTCCCGAGTACACGCATGCCGACCGCGTGCGCGGAGGCGAGCTGTGAGCCGGACGCCAATCATGGACGCGATCGACCAGAGCAGGCTGGCGTCCACCTTCATTGAGGACCCTGAGGTGCAACTGTGGGAGGTGCTCGTGCCCTGCCAGTTCAACGACGGCAGGCCTGTGCGCACGCGCTACCACCGGATATGGGACGCGAAGGTGCGCGCCATCAGCGGTGGCCTCACCATCCTGAAACCGGCGATCGGCCACTGGGTCTCGCCTGAGGGCTCGCTCTTCAAGGAACGCATGATACCCGTGCGCATCGCCTGCACCCGCGCGCAGGCTCTCGAGATTGCTGAGATGACGGCCTGCCACTACGACCAGGAGGCGACGTTCGCTCACCTGGTCTCCACCGAGGTGCTCGTCCACAAGCGCGTGGGCAAGAGCGCCAGAGAGACCGGAGCGCTGGGCAAGCCTGCTCCGAAGCGCAAGGTGCGCTCTGGGCCACCGAGGCGCAAGTACAAGCCCTCGGACGCGGTCGGCTTCGGCCTCGGCGAGGAGGCATACTGATGGACCCATACCTGGAGCTCTACACGAGCATCCGTGAGAGCCTCGAGAACGTGTGCGAGCCGGACGGCTACCCTGCCGAGCTGGAAGCGCTGACCGACGAGGCGCAGGCCGCGCAGATCATTGACTACACCGACTGCGGCCACGGCTGGCTGGATCAGGAAGAGCTCCTGCGCCAGGCCACGGTGATTGTTCACACGTGGAGGGCAGCCAGACTGCCTGCATGAAATTGATGGTGAGCGCAGAGCAACTGGAGCGGCTGGCGGACGTCAGGCCGCAATACGATCAGCACGTGCGAGACTATGGGACCTTCAAGACGGAGGACATGGCGCGCGACCTGATTGGCACGGCCATGCTGCGCGACCCATCGACGATCGCCGAGGACGAGGGCTTCCGCTTCAATGCCGAGGCCTTCGACGCGATCGCGTTTGTGTGCCTGGGCTGCGAGTGGTGCTGCTCGATGGACGAGGCGAACGACGACGAGGGAGGTGGCGGGTGGTGGTGCGACGAGTGCAATGCGGAGCAGGGAGGCGACTGACATGCGTTACGTGGACGTTCTCGTGAGCATCGGTGGTGAGCTGGTCTGGTGGTCGTTCGCCGCGCGCGATGGGCGGCTCTCCGAGGCAGCGGTGCGACGCGCTTCGGAACGGTTTGGTGTTCACCGCAGAGCGGCCATGCGCTCGAAATAAGCTGGGTCGCGCGTGCCACGCACGGCCTCGCAGCCCTTGCAGAGCATGATAATATTGCCGGGCACGAAACCCTTCGCAACGTCCTTGATGGATGGTGTGGGGTGAAGACGCGTGCCACGCTTGAACGTCTCGAGACACGTGGGGCAGGACGTTTGGCTCATCAAGGACAGGAGCTCTTCTGGAGCGACCGAGACGGGAAACTGGAGGCGATCGCCACGCTGCTCCAGCTCGGAGACGAGGGCTCCAAGGCGGCGCTTGTCGGTGTAGGCCTCGCGCGCTGCCTTGCCCTCTGGGCTCGCTCGCCAGGCAGCGGCCTGGGCCTGCACCTTTGCAGCGTTGGCTGCTCGCCACGCGGCGATCTTTTCGCGACCCTCGGGCGAATTGCGCCAGGCAGCGCGCTGCTCTTTGGTGCTCTTGGTCATGGTGGTCTCCTCTGGCTGCGACCCTGGACCACCGGTGGAAGTGGAGGCAATCCTCGTCTCCTCTCGTCTCAACTTCTGTGGTCGAGTGGAGAGCCCCTCGTCTCCCTTAATCTCAATTCGGTGTCCGAAGGGAGAATAATGGAGGTGGAGAGCGGGAGTTTTCCTCGAAAAACGGGCTCTTCGAGTTATTGAACGGAAGCAGAAACACCCAGGGGCAGTGCAGCTTCCGAAACGGTTTCTCACTTTCCTTCTTCTTTTAGAGAGATCAAGAGGAGATAGAGAATAGAGTACCTCTCTTTTCTCGCAAAGGGCAGCGCCTGCTCCCTGGGCTTCGAAATGAGAAACTGGGAAACCGCTCACCGCTCGCGCGGACCCTGGGCTCGAAACCGGCGCTCTCACGGACCTGGCCTATCGCGCGTGCCACACGAGACTTGCGCCTGCCATCAAGAGCAGCGCAGAGCTCGGCCATGAGTGAGGGGAAGAACAACCGAGGCCGCTCGCCTGGTAGCGTGGCGGCTCTGGAGAAGCACCGTGACCCGCTGAAGGCGAGCGCGGCGCGCACGCTCGGACGCGACGAGCTGCAGCTGTTCCTCCAGGCATATCTCGAGAACAACGGCTACTTCTACCAGGCCGCGCACTCGATCGGTCGCAGTGGGCAGGCCATCAACGACCACCTCAAGTCAGACCCCGTGTTCCGCGCGCAGAAGGCCGAGGCCGACGCGCGCCTGCTCGAGATGTTCGAGATGGAGGCCGACCGCCGAGGCCGCGAGGGTGTGGACAAGCTCGTCGTCAGCGCGGGAAAAATCCTCGGCACCGAAAAGGTTTTCAGCGACACGCTGCTCATGGCGCGTCTGCGCAAGCTCGACCCGTCGGGCTACAACAACCGTCAGGTCCAACACCAGGTGAGCGGAACGGTGGGCGTGCTGCACGCGCCCATGCCGCATGCCTCGTCGGAGGACTGGGAAAAAGACTACGCCAAGAGGCACGCCAAAAATGGGACAGCTCTGCCAGGACCTGGAGCCGATGATCAGCGGCCACGTGCGCGACTGCCTGCGAAAACCTGAGCAGCGCGCACGCCTGAAGCTGGTGATCGAGCGACGCGACCGCGCGAAGGCGCTCGGCCACGAGCACAACGACGTGTTCGTCTGCCTGGCGATGCCACGCTGTTGGGGTCACGAGGGTGACTGCGGTTTCTGCCCCATGTGGCCGCGCGACTGGAACGTGACGCGGCTCGACGATTTCCTGCGCATGGCAGAGCAAGGCAACTGAGTCATGGGAAAGCAGTTCGATGACGAAGACGAGGACGAGCTGGAGTTTCGTGAGGGCGTGGGACGCGCGCCTCCGATGGAGATCGGCGAGCTCCCTGGGCATGAGCAGTTCAACGAGGCCTACGACGTCGCGCATGGCATCCACGAGCGCGCTGGTCCGATCGACTACAGCACGCTGACGATCGCGTGGGAGCCACAGCCTGGGAGCCAGGTCGACTTCCTCAGCTGCCCCGTGTTCGAGGTGCTGTACGAGGGCACGCGCGGTCCAGGCAAGACGGACGCCCTGCTGATGGACTTCTTCCAGCACGTCAACAAGGGCTACGGCGCTGAGTGGAAGGGCATTCTGTTCCGACGCACCTATCCAGAGCTCGAAGACGTCATCAACAAGAGCCAGAAGTGGTTTCCGCTGATGGACCCTGGCTCGCGCTACAACAAGAGCGACCACACGTGGACGTTCTCGGACGGCGCCACGCTGCGCTTCCGCCACATGGCTCACCCGCGTGAGTATTGGAAGTATCACGGCCACGCCTACCCGTGGATCGCCTTTGAGGAGATCACGACGTGGCCGGACCCCAAGTGCTACCTGGTGATGATGAGCTGCTCGCGCTCCACGCAGCAGGGCATGCCGCGCAAGTATCGCAGCACCACCAACCCGTATGGCGTCGGGCACAACTGGGTGAAGAAGCGCTTCCGCCTGAGCGGTGGCGGACTGCACCCTCCAGGGCGCGGCCAGGTGATCCGCGACAGCAAGCTCGACGATGGCTCGTTCGAGCCGGAGCGCTGCGCGATCCACGGTCACATCAGTGAGAACCGCATCCTGCTCGACGCGGACCCTGGCTACATCCAGAAGATCGTGACCGCCGCTGAAAACCCCATGATGGCGCAGGCCTGGCTCGACGGCTCGTGGGACATCGTCGCGGGCGGCATGTTCGACGACGTGTGGACCAAGGAGAACGTGCTGCCAGCGCTCGACCTGAAGCGCATCCCGCGTCACTGGAAGATCGACCGCAGCTTCGACTGGGGAGGCGCCTCGCCCTTCAGCGTTGGGTGGTACGCGCACTCGGCAGGCGAGGACGTCTTCGCGCTGGATGGCACGCGCATTCACACGCTGAAGGGTGACGTCATCCGCATCGCCGAGTGGTACGGCGCGCGTGAGAAGAGCGACGGAACGTGGGAGGGCATTCGCCTGGTGAGCACCGACATCAGCAAGGGCATCGTCGAGCGCGAGATGGCGATGGGCATCTGGGAGCGGACGCAGGCAGGTGCAGCTGACAGCAGCATCTTCAACGACGAGGACGGTGACAGCATCGGCGACAGCATGGAGCTCGAAGTCCAGATCGATGGCGTGTGGTACCCTGGCGTGAGCTGGAACCGAGCCGACAAGTCGAAGGGCTCGCGCGTGACTGGCTGGCAGACCGTGCGCAAGCTCATGAAGCAGGCGCACAAGCCTGCCGACGGCCTGCCGCGCGAGACGCCTGGCTTCTTCGTCACGGCCAACAACCCTCAGTTCCTGAGGACCGTTCCTGTGCTGCCTCGAGACGACAAGAACCTCGACGACGTCAACACCGCAGCCGAGGACCACATTGGGGACGAGGTGCGCTATCAGCTCAATAACCCGTCCGCTCAAGTTCGCTTCGGCCACAATCCGGTCTGAGCTCGTTGCGCGGACCCCTGGGCAGAGCGTATGCGACGTTGGCCCTGGTAGTTTAACCGGCGAGAAAACGTAGCGCGTGGACCTAAGTAGCTACGGAAGCCAGACGTGGTGAGGCGAACAGAAGACGCGTGAGGATTGCAGGTTCAATACCTGCTCAGGGCACCAATGGGGTGCGTCGTCTAGTGGACTAGGACAGCAGCGGGACGCGCTGCAGACGGTGGTTCGAAGCCATCCGCAACCCGATCAGACAAGGAGCAGGCCATGGTGAAGCGATTGCTGAGGAGCGCGGTGAACGCAGCCCTGTGGCTGCTTCTCCTGGCCTGTCTTTTTCACAGCGTTCCGGCATCAGCAGCGGACGAGCAGGCGAGCGAGGCCTGGCATCCGCGCATCGACTTCGCCTTCCCGATGCTCGGCCCACAGGCCGCAGGGCAGATCGTCTACACCGGAGCTCCGGACGGCTACGCCACCGAGGCAGAGTGCAAGGCGCGCTTGGTGGAGATGGAGGCCGCAGAGCCGCAGACGATAGCCAACATGGCCGAGCGCCATGGCATTCCGTCTGGCATGCCGTACACCAGCGCCGCGAGCTGCAAGCAGAGCGTGCCCTCCGTCCTGGCCTACATCCTGGAACAGCGTCGCAAGGCTCTCGGCCAAAAGGATATCTGACGTGGTCCAGCTCAACCTTAAGGCCAAGCACCCTTCGTACGAGGGCGCGCTCCCAGACTGGGAGCTGATGCGCCATTCGTACGAGGGCGAGCGCCGCATCAAGATGGAGACCTTCAAGTACCTGCCGCCCACCAACGGCATGCGCGTTGACGGCCTCGCCTTCAAGCAGCTCGGCTGGGAGTGCTACCAGGACTACATCATGCGCGCGGTCTACTATGACCTGCTGCGCGACGCGGTGAACGCCATGCTCGGCATGATGCACCGCAAGAAGCCCACCATCGAGGTGCCTGCGAAGCTGGAGCCGATGCTCAAGCGCGCCACCGTGAACAATGAGAGCCTCGAGACGCTGCTCGTGAAGATGAATGAGCAGCAGCTCGTGACAGGGCGCTTCGGCCTCCTGCTTGACGCACCGACCGGCCTGGACGCGGCGAAGGCGCTGCCGTTCATCAGCACCTACTGCA